GATATTGATAAATGCCCTATGGTTCGAATAACTTGGCTAGATGCCAGGGATATGGAAACAGGATGGTTGCCAATTAAAGAAATGCAAGATGCTCCTTTAGCTGTGTGTCAAGAAGTTGGCTGGATGATAGTAGAAAACTTAGAAAAAGTTGTCATTATGAGGTCATGGTGCACAGATAAAGATGACAATCATGGAGGAGGTGCAATAGCTATACCTCGTGGTTGGGTAACAAAAATAGAATATTTAGAGGTTAGTTATGGACGAGGAAGCTATCATTAATAATGTTTTTAGTAAAAATATATACAAAACACATTTAAAAAATCATAAAAAAATAAACAAAGTAATAAAACCTTTAATAGAATCTTTTGTTAAAGAAAAACCAGGAAGCGTTGCTGCTACTACAGATGTAAAAGGTAATACAAATTTTACAGATCTTAATGATGCAAAAGATAATTTACATTTAGATACAGATTATGATGAGTTATTCAAACCTTTATGTAAACACATTAATGCTTTTCTTTTAGCTAAAGGTTATAACATGGATAAGTTTGATGCTCATTTTACAAAAGCATGGGCCACATATACGACACAAAATCAACACATAGCATCACACAAACATACAGCTAGTCATTTTAGTTGTGTTTATTATGTTCACAATGAGGACATGGGTAATATAAGATTTGAAGAAGAACTTGCAGCACAAACAGGTTTGTTTATTCCACCAACAGAACAATATATAAAAGAATGGAATCAATTTAATTTTGCTAGTTATATATTTCCAGTTACTACTGGAGACTTTGTAATTTTTCCTAGCATTCTTTTACATCAAACAGAAACTAACTTGAAACCTGATCCAAGAATTAGTATTAGTGGAGATATAATTTTAACAATGAAAAAAGATGTGAGTACAGAACACTGTTTACCTCATCCTGATATGTGGAGAATAACATGATAGAATTAACATTACTTATAATAATTTTAGCAGTTGTTATATTTATTGGCTTTATGGTAATGGTCCAAGGGCAACAAATTCATGACCTGTTAAATAAGAAGTAATGTCAAGAAAACAATTATAAAAAGTTTTCTTGCAAATAATATTTAGAAAAAGTAGTGTGGTTCTTACCCCAAAAATTTAACACAGGAGATTATTATGACAGAAAAAGAACGTTCTGAAAGCATAGCTTTCTTAGCAGACAAATTATCAAAAGCACTTAGTAGAATTACAGCATTAGAAAGAGATTTAAAAAGACATATAGATTGTAAATGTCATAATAAAAAAGAAAAAAAGGTTGATCCTGTTATGCCTTTAGAAGATCCAGAAGTATGTGAGATGTGTAGTGCTTAATCGTATTTTACATCACCTTTAAAATCAGGCAATTGTTGAACTTTAACTTGAACATTTTGTTCAATATCTTCTTCTTTAGTATCTGTATTTGGATCAGCAACATCTTGTTTAGCTTCATCTTCTGAATTATAATCTTTACCAGTTTTTTTATTTTTTAACTCAACATGTACTTCAGGTTGTAAAATAGGTATTTCTTTACCATTAACCATTTGAATACCAATTTGTTTAGGTTCTTGTACTTTTTTAAATGTCATGCAGTTATCTCCATTAAATTAATTAAAATTTTAACATCAGCTCCTGTTAATTTTATTTGATCCGCTTGTTCAAGAACAATAGGACCTTCTAAAACTTGCGTCTCAGCAGCATCTCCTAAACTGTCTTTATATAACTCTACCTCTAAATTAGAGTTACTTGAATCTAGCATTGTAACTGTCGTTGCCACAGCTCCACCAGATTGATTAGATAAGTAAATACTTTTTACTAAAGTAGTAGTTGGCAACACAGGAGGTTGCGAATTTTGATCCGCAGTCGGAACAGTGTAAACTGTTCCTGTTCCCTGTAAGGTAGCACTTTTAAATAAATCAGCCAAGGAACCACGTCCTTGCTGTCGATTCATCTTTTATATCTTGTTGATAACCAAAATTTAATTGCTGTACTATTTGCTCTAGCAACCGTGTAAGTATATCAATTACAGTAGGTTGATATTCAGGTGTTGCTTGAGGAAATCGTGTCGTTGTTATTTTTGCCATTATCTGCCTCCATCTGGTTGAACATCAAGTCTAAGTGTTCCATATCGCCATTTATCACCAACAGCGTCGCTGTCAATACGAATATTTGCTTGTCTTCCTCTACCTCTTATATCAAATTTTTCAGTAGTAGGCACTATAGTTCTTGTTACTGAAGTAGTAGTAGTTGAACTAGGATAAGTTTTAAAATTAATTTTAAGATCAACTGATCCAGTCAAATCTTTAAAGTTAGGTATACCTCTTCCTATATGTAAGAATGGCTGACCGTCTGCTATATCAAAATCACCTGATTCAATAAATGCATCTATAGCAGTTGTTACATTATCATTACCTGTTTCATGTTGATAAAGGGTTGTTGCTCCTGCTGTTAAACCATTAATAACATTATTGTTTGCAGTAGCTGTTGTAGAATATTCGGTAGCATATGGTTTTTGATATACGCCATAATCTAGCCATGTTGTTCTTGCTAAACTACCAGTAGACCAACAGTTTTCTAAATAATTATATGTTACATATCTATCAATTTGCGTTGCATTATTTGAAGTATAAAACCAAGTTACTTCATTAAATTCAGAATTAACAGCAGCAAAAGTTTCTGGTTGATTTGTAATACTAAAATCTTCAAATACATAATCTTGAACACTACAAGGCATCTTAGCAATAGCACCATCAAATTTATAAAAAGAATTTTGAGACATCCAAAAAGCTGTACCGTTTACATCTACAGCAGAATGTAATGAAACAGCTCCACAATTTGCACCAATCTGAGTTAAGTTAAATGTAAAAGGTGCACCAACAAATTGTAATGCATTGAGAGATGTATCTGTCCAAACAAGAACAGCATTACGAGATCTAACAGCCGTTACAATTTTAGAACCATCTTGTATTCTATAAGAGCCTGCTGTGTTTGTAGCAGTTGGTGACCATGTATTATAATCTTCTTGAGAAGCAAAACGTAAAAATAAATCATCTTGTGTATTACTATTACCTATAGTTGTTTCTGTACCAAATAAAAATACATGGCGATCAGGCATAGATACTAAATTAAATCGTGAAACTGTAGGTGCATTAGAAATAACTGTTGCTGGCGTTCCTGTTCCTACAGAAGTATCCCATCTAAAAGTATTTCCATTATTAACAGTAGCTAATAAATCTTCACCAAAATTATCAAAAGACCAATTACGTCCATCAATTGTTACGTTAGAAGTAGAACGAGCCGTGCCCCATGCTTCTTTGCCCCACTGCCAAGTACCCCAACCATAACCATATTGAGAAACAGCGGTTCCTACAGAAATTTGATAAGTAGCTGTGGCTGTTTCACTTGATGTTCCTGTGCTTGTAGCAGCGGTTGCTGTGGTAATTGTGTAAGTATTAGCATCGGGAACAGTTAATATTTGATATTCTGCATCCATCGTTGCGGCGGGTATTCCATTTACAGCTCCTGATGTTGAAGAAATTGTTACAAAATCTCCTACATTAGCGCCATGACTTGGATCAGTTACTGTAACACTTGTACTAGAAAATGTTTCAAAACCTGTAATAGATCCTGTAGCTCTAACTGGTGTAATGTCGTATGCTACACCTTCCGTATAAATATATAATTTTCTATCTGTTCCGATAGCCGTGTACCGTACACCATTAAGATCGGTCCATGCATGCATATCTCGTGCAACACCAACCAATGTATTTTGAATAAGTTTAATCCACCCACCAATTTTTTCTGGTAATCCATATCTAAAACGTACAAAATCAGAATCAGTCCAACGACCTGCTGCACCGTATTCTGTGTCTTGTTTATCTATCCCTGGGGCAAAAGCTATTTTAGTAAGAGGCATTATGCAATCCTTATAAATCTATATTTCATTTCACCAGCACCACCATCACCGCCAGAAGTTTGATTTTGAGCACCACCTCCACCAGCTCCTGAACCTTGGGATCCATCACCGCCAGCAGAAGAACTTGCTACTCCGCCAGCTCCTCCTAATACATTTCCATTATAAGATGCACCGCCCACACCACCTGTAATACTACAGTTATCTCCACCACAGTTTCCAGGATTAGTTCCTGCTACACCATCACCACCTGAATTAAAAGTTCCTACTTCTCCAGAAGTAAAAGTTGTAATATTTACTCCATCTACAGTAGTTCCTGAAGATAAAGAAGAACCTAGAGTAGCTATTCCACCAGATCCATTATTATTAGAACGAAGAGGTCCTTGAACGCCTCCACCTGAAGCTGATCCACCTACTCCTCCTCCTAAAGAAAATATTGGTCCAGTACTTGCACCTGTTAAACTTGTAGCTTGTCCACTTCCAGCAGTTGTATTGTATGCGCTACCTGTAGATTTTCCGCCTCCAGTTCCTACTACGGCTGTTAAAGTTTCGCCTCCAACCACTGTATATACTTTATCAGATATATAAGCTCCTGAGCCTCCAGCGGCTCCAGCAGATTCACCACCTGCTTTATCATACTCAGCTCCTGTGACTCCACCTGCTCCTCCACCAACAGCTTGCTCTATATGAATGGCATTAGCATTTGAGGGAACAGTAAAACTTGTTGTACCTGAACCTGCAGTTGTAAAACTTCCTGGTGTATCAAATAAAGTAAAAACAGTTCGCCATGAACCGCCATCTTTTACATAAGCATTTGTAATTGTTTTATTAGTAAACGAAGTAGTGTCTCTCACATACATTTGTGAGCCAGCGTCAGAACTTATTTCCCTCCAAGTACCACCTGATTTAACGTAAATTGGCATGAGGCATTACGTATATTTGTACCAAATATCTCCATCAGATCCACCAGTAGGACCTGACGTACTTACTGTTCGTGTTCCGTTAGCATTGGTTCCTGCTGTAGCAGAAATAAAAGCTTGCACATCAGTGCCTATTGCAACACCTAGATTTGTTCTAGAAGTGGCTGCAACAGCAACATCACTAAGGTTATCCGCTTCTTGCAGTACACCTGTAACAGCAGTACCTGAGAATTTATATCTAATTGATTCATAAGTTGCCATTTTATTTCTCCATTAATTTCCAACCATAAGTTGCACCTGAATACACTAACGCAAAAGCTGCATCTTCGGTTGCTACTGTTAAATCTGCTGTAGCTCCATTAATTTTTAAACTATTTCTTCCTACTGTTAAATTATAGGTATCAAAAGAACTAGCTAAATCTACAAACCTTACTTCGTCTCCTGTAGAAGGAGCGGCAGGTAAAGTAATTGTAAATGCTCCACCAGAAGTATCAACAAAAATTTTATCTCCACTTAAAGCTGTGTACGTAGTAGTTTTTGTTATCCAGGTTCCACCAGATGTTTGTAATTCATACCAGTTAGTTCCATCGGTAGCTAAGAATACACTTGTCTGAGGGTTTATGACATACGTATTTCCAGCAGCTCCTAATCTAGCAGTGACTGTGTATGTTGTGCTAGCGTTTCGTAAGAAATACATTTTTTCTTTTGCAGTAAATTGAACAACATGATTGGTTGCCGCATTTGTAAATATAATAGCTGCTTGTCTGTTTTCGTTATCTGCCTGTGTAGCAGGACCGTTTGTATCTGTTAAAACTGTAGTAGTTCCAGACGATATATTTTTTGTATATACACCTGCGATAGATTGTTCGAGAGATTGAGAAAAATTATTATTGGTAGTTGTACCCCAAGCATTTGCTTGATCTCCTATCCCTATTAATTCTATTTGTAGTCTGCTTGAATATGTTGACATAATTTACCTACGCTGCATCTTGCCATGTATTAGTAGCACTATCATCTACATTTGTCCAAGCATTTGTGGCTGCATCGTTTACATCTGACCATGTATTAGTAGCACTATCATCTACCACTGTCCATGCATAAACCGCAGCGTTCCCTATTTCTAGAGTAGCCGCCAAACCAGAAACTGCAGGGGTAACGTTAACTTGAATAGTAGCACTACCTAAATCTGTAGAAACAATATTACCACTTGGAAGAGCTGTAGAATTAGCAACAACTACTGCTGAACCGGTGGCCGAGGTTATTGATTGACCTGTAACAACCACTGTGCTGTTAGCTATGACTGTCGGAGTACCTGTAGTAGATTGAAGCTGGGTTAAAGCGGAAACTGGAACTAATGTTGCAGCATCAATTGTCGCTGTACCTGCAGTTGCATTTAATTCACTTAAAGCTGAAACAGTAACATTAGCATCTGCTACAACTGTTTCATTTCCTAAAGTTAAATCGAGTTCCTGTTCTGCTGCAGCGGTAATACCAACACTACCACCTGCTGTTACTGCATAGACACCAATATTAGATTGAAGTTGAGTTAAAGCTGAAACTACAACTGTTGGGTTAGCAATAACATCAACTGTTACGGTTCCAGTTGTAGATGTTATATCTTCACCAGACGGAGTTGCTACAGCCTGAGCATTAACTGCTACTGAAGCAACCGTAGATGTTATATTTTCTCCTGCTACATGAGGAACAATAAAGACTGTTCCAGAAGTAGAAGTTAAACCAAAACCTGTAACGGCAATTACTGCATCCTGTTTCCCCAGGGAGGAAATAGGACTCTCGGAAAAAGCTATAATCCCGAGTGACATGTTTTATCTCGCTGTTGTAGGAACCGAATCCGAAGTTACAAAAGGATTTTCTGCCCAAGCGCAATAAAGATATGTTTGATCAACACCATTAATTTGACCGGAATTTGCTCTAGGTTTAAAACCATTACTGGTTAAATCCATGCTATAGCCAGCATTGGTAGTTGTTTCACCATTAGATGAGTTTGGAATAATTGCACCTCCAAAAGAGGCTGTAGGATTTTGAGGGTTTAAAGATGTACCATTAATAAACCAATTTTCTATATTACCACGTTCTTTTATTAAAACAATTGCAGGTTTAAAACCAGTGTATATAAAAGGAGCACCATTAGTAGAATCATTACCTATGTAAGATCCAAATTTACTATATCCTTTTACACCTCTCCAAAAATATCCAATATAATTATCAC